TCTGCCTGAAGCTTCTCGATGAGCTTTCCAGCTTCAACCTTGGAGAGCGTTCCCTTCGCCGGCGGGAGCTTGTCGAGCTTCTTTGAGATGGCGTACAGCGCTCGCTCTTGTGGCTCGGTAGCTGGAGTAGCCCCTGAGCCCGTTTCGACGCTCTGAGAGCGTTGTGGAGCGTCTGCCGATGGATGACGAGTCTCTTCGGCTTGCCGGCGAGCGCGTACTTCGTCAAGCGATGCGATGCGCTTCGTATCGGCCGCAAGTGCGGCGACGATTGCCCGGCCCCATGCCGACGATTCCGCCACCATGAGCTCCGAGTTTTTCGTGTAGGGCGTAGTCCCCGGGAATGGTTCCCAGGCTGAGCCGATTCCCGGACGAGTGTCCTCTGGCGAGCGGTAAGCGGCGGCGATGTAGACGAGGAAAGTCTTCTCTCCAATGTTGACCAGCTCGAAAGGCTTCTCGAGGTTCGCCGGCTGGAGTGAGCCGTTCGGGTACTTGTCGCGGAAGATGCGGATACGTTCAGCGACGTCGACGTAGTCGCTGAGGCGGTCGTTGTAGTCGGTGCTCATGCGTAGATTCCGTTCCGGAGGTTCTTGAGCGCTGCCTTTTGGTATCCGATGCCGGCGCATCCGTCGAAGTGATTCCAGAGCTTGAACGCGGCGCGGCGCTGGCCTGTGTGAACAGCTGCCCAGAGTTCGCGGTAGTAGGCCTTCGGGAGAAGTGTGTGGATGCGATAGTCGAAGTGGGAATACTGCTCGTGGAGCTCTGTGACCTGGTCGCGGAGCTCGTCGGCCGAGATGCTGTCAGCGTCCCCCATTTTGACGTCGTACGGTTCGACGATTTCGTCGAGCTTCATGAGGCCATGCTTCGCGCTGAGGATGCGGATGTTTTCGTCGCTTGTCATTGTGCGGGCGGTGCGTAAAGTGTCCGCAAACATTGAGCCGATGTAGATATCGGCGGCGGGAGCTGGCTCTGTGAGCTTCGCTCCTCCGCATGGGATAATTACTAGCTTTTCCATTGTGTTCTTCTTTCCGGCGGGCTTGGCCCCGCCAGGCGTAAGTATTACACAACTACACACACGGCTCAAGTATCGGGTGGGGAGTCGCTCAGCTGGCGAAGAATGACCAGCTGAGGACTCAACCCGTTCGGGCGGGGATGGTGTCCAAGCTCCCCGCGCGAGCTATTTGTTGGCTCTGAAGTAAGCCTCTAGAGCCTTCGGGTCGGCGTCTGCCGAGACCTCATAGTGGAGCCACATACCTCCGGGCGTTCCCCCGTTGTTTTTGGCGTCCCAGTTGACTATCCCGCGGTCTTTGTTGGCTCTGGAGCAACGGAACCCTCTTCCCCATGCTTTAGACGCTCCAGGGGCTTTGAAGTTGTATTGGTGCACCTCTTCGATGAAGAGCTCGTCGGCATTGTTCACGAGGTACTCGAAGACGCTGGCGAGAATCTTCGGGTCGTTGCTTCCCACGTCTACAGCTCGGCCGGATGCGTGGACGCTCATGTAGGGCTTGCATCGCGGGTCAGTTGGTGCCAGCTTTTGAACGCTTGCGGGAGCTGAGCGCATGACACGAACGACGAGGCCGCCCATGTAGCTCATCCCGTGGCGCTTTCCGAGAAGCTCGGCCAGCTTCTTAGCGGCTGGATGGGTTGCTGTTCCGACTTTGTCGAAGCCGGTGTATGGGCGCTTCGTGTTGGTCATTTCTTAGCTCCGAACGCGTCGGAGATTTCATCCGTCGACAGCTGGCCGTCGTCGTAGTACGCGCGAAGTAGGCGCTCAGTCACTCCGGCGGCCGCCATGAAGCCAGCCATCCCTGCCGACTTGGCGAGGCTGATGTCCATGATGGCGCCGCCGGCGAGTGCGGCGAGTGCTGAGGAGCCGAAGACGGCGAAGATGCGGGCGAGGAGTGTGGGGATGATTTTCATTCGTTCGGTTCCTTTGTGATGAGTGCTAGTAGACATTGTACGAGAACGGCGATACCGGAGATGAGAATCGCGCGGGATTGTACGACGCCGGACATGGAGACGAGGGCGATGCCTGTCCCGGCCCATGTCCAGACGTTCTCTTTGATGAAGTTCATGGCTTTACCTTTTGCGGAGTGTTGGGGCCGCCACGAGTAGCCCGGTGGTGATGATGATGGTTCGTCTTGTGCCGACGGATACGAGTGAGCCGAGAGGGATGTAGCCGTCGTACTTGCCGGCGAAGATGTTGACCTTGTCCTCGAATTGCTCGCGGATGGATGGCGGGGCGTCTTGTACGGCTTCGACGATGGCGGCGGCTTCTTCGGCGGTGATTTCGTCCTCGTTGATTGCGGCGAACACGAGGGCGGCTTGCTCTGTTGTGAGCTGGGCGACGAGTTCGGGGTTCGTTGCGGCGTCGATTGCTTCGTCGTTGGTTAAGCCTTCCGCTATCTTCTCGGGGATGCTCGAGGTTGTTGTTGTGCTTGTTGTGAGCGGTGTCCTGATGGGTTCGCTTGTGTTGTCGTTGTTGGCTGGGATTTCGGGGATGGTCGAGGACACGCTCGGGGAGGTCTGGCTCGTTGTTTCCGCTGTGCTGGTTGTTGTCTGGGCTGTTGTGCTTTCGGTGGGCTGGTAGAGCGTTGAGCTGGTCGTTGTGGCTTCGCTGGTCGTTGTGGTGGTCTCTGGCATGGGTGCGATGGTGGTGGTCGTTGGCTGTTCGGTCGTTGTCGTTGTTCGTTCGGTGGTTGTTGTCGGCTGTTCGGTAGTCGTTGTGGATTGCGCCGCTTCAGCGTTGAGATAGGCCGTCGGAATCTCCGACCATCCGGCGCTTGTTATCTGATACAGCCAGAGGCAAGAGTTCCCCCCGTTTTCGTAATACTCGAGACGGATGTCGTGCCAACCTTCGGACAGCTCTAGGTCGTGGACGTATCCAGAGCAACCTCTGTCCCACCAATTTGAGACGACGAGCTGGCCGTCAATGAAGAGACGAGCTCCGTCGTCTGAGAGGAGCGCGTACTGTGTCGCTGGGCCTGGCGAGTAGATGCTTCCGGTGATTTCGATGAGGAAGTTGTCGGCTGGACATCCTGGCAACGGTTCGGAGTCCCATTCGAGGACGAGGCTGGTGAAGTTTCCCTCTGAGCATTGTGTCTCAGCTGTGGGCGTGTTCGTCCAGCTGTAAGCGCGGTAGGTGAGTCCTCCAGAGCTTGCCGTTGCTGGTTGTGCTGTTGCGAGGATTGCGTAGAGGACTCCCGCCAGAGGCAAGAGCCGGCGAATCATTCCGAAGGGTTGACCATTTCACCTAACGGCGGGAGGGTTCCTATTTCGGACACTTGACTTTGTTCTTCTTCAGTCATTTCGCGGACGCTGTCCGTTCCTGTGATTGCGTTGTGAACATGGATATATAGCTTTTGTTCGTTCATTTTTACCTAATGCCGTAGACGGTGACGTTGCCCGTAATTCTTTGAGCCCCAAGACTTCCGGGGAACAAATTGAAGCCGGTGAAAGCGCTGTTGCTTCTTTTGCTGAAGTCAAGCCAAGTTGCTAGTCCGCTATCTCCCGACCATGAGTGACAGTTGACAATTGTGTTTACGTTAGAAATGTTTGGCTGGAAAATTGTGAGGTCGGCGGTGCTGTAGTTGGCGGCGGCGCTGAAATAGTTGACGACGAAGTTCTTGTCGTCGTTGACTTGGTTGAAGTTGTTGATGCCGGCATTCCAGAAGAACCCCCATCGGTCATATGTGGCGGCGCTGTCGACTGTATTTGTTCCCGTCATGAATCTCATTTGCAAGTTATGAGAGTTATTCCCGAAGACGTTCAGGACGACCTTGTAGTTGCGGAAGTCTGAGCTGAAGCAGTTCTGCATCTCTACCAATGGCGAGGACGAGAAGCTCGTCGTGGCAATGCGCCATAGGCCCACAGCGTTGAGGCTTGAAGCGTCAAGGGCTGTGCCGTTGGTGAAGTCTGGAGGGGTTGCCATAGTGCTCGATTCTAAAGGATTAAGTCAGGCCCGCCGAGTAACGACGAGCCGATGATGAAAGGGTTCGTGAAACGGACGGAACCGTTCAGCGTTGTCGACCATTCACCCGGGACGACGCGGTGCTCGATTGACTGAACCAGCTGAGGGAAAGACATAGAAGAACCGACAGCTGGCGCAAGTGTGAGCGTTATCCGGTCGAGAAGCTCAAGGCCGAGAATCGTCGCCCAGTCCGCCGCAACCGCCGAAACATTCACCTCGACCGGACTCACCACAACCTTCGGGTCTTTCGAAAAGCCGATGAGAAGATTTCCAAGCGCTAAAGCCTGGTCTTGCGTCGACAGCTGAGTCGTCCACGTCCCGCCCGATGTCCCGTAAGCCGTCACCGAAGCCGAATCTCTCAGCTCAACAACACCCTCGCCGGCGAAGCCCATCGTCAGCTCGTTACGCATCGTTTCAGCGTCGACGCGATACTGAATCTCTGGGCCGATGGTGATACCGGTCGTTCCGATTGTCGCCTGGCTTGTGAGGCTTGTACCAGTTGCGAAAGCGTTCCGTCCGGTAAGGGTTAACTCGCCGGCTTTGTTGACGTAGAGGTTTCCACCTTCGGAATCGTTGAGGAGCTGGAGCTCGCTCGTGAGAGATGGGCCTCCGGTTGTGATGCCTGAGACGGTGCCGACGGTGCCGACGGGTGTTGTCCAGAATCCGGACGGGACGGGGGTGTAGCCCATGAGTCGCGTGAATCGTGCGCTCGTTGTTTCGGTGATGATGGCGCGAGATAGTCGATAGATGGTCTGGACTTCCGTTGCTGTGAGTTCACGGTCGAGGGTGACGATTTGCTGGCGTCGTCCTTGTCCGCTTTGGTAGCTCTCGAATAGTGACGCGGAAAACGCAACGAGGGAGCTAAGCGACATCGTCAAAGGTTGGCCGTCGACGAAGACGCTCGTAGGTGCGGAGATTGAGTTGTCGAGGTTGACCACGAGATGGTGGGCGATGGATAGGTCGAGGGAGATGGTGCCAACAAACTCGCCGAGCGTTATCCCCGAGAGGACTTGAATGCTGAGCTCTGAAGTGTTGACGTCGTAGGAGATGTTTGTGTTGCTTTGTTGGCCCCATGATGCAACGGTGAGCTGGTCAAGTTGTGGAGCTTGGAACCATAGCGAGAGGCTGGAATAAGCGGAGTTGTAGGGGCTTCGGCTGTAGCTCCAGCCGTCGACGAAGTCGGTCTCGGCGATAGAGATGGCTGTGTCAGCTAGTCCGATGGCCAGGCCTTCACAGTTAGCGGTCTTGAATGTTGAGTACGGGGTGAGGTCGACCGGGCTGGAGCCGTAATCCTTTAACGATTGAGTCGTGTATGTAACCGGGTCGATGGGGTCGTTAAGCGGCCAATAGTGCCGAGGGCTGAGGCTTCGGATGTAGCTATCGGCGAGGTCGTCGGGAAGCTCTTCCTGAGCGAGTAGCCCCATAATGTCGACACACTCGACGGTCACGGTGGAGTCGAAGCCGGCGTCGGTGATGCTTACGGGCCAGCCTTCTACAAAGCCGCGGAACATTCGGAAGCTCGTGGTAGTTCCGCCGATTGTGTTTAGCGCTGTGATTCGGATACCGCGCCGAGGGACAACATTCGGGGAGTACGGGCTTGAAGTGTTGAGCGGGTCGAAGCGTCGGTCTCTGTTGTCGAGTGTGATTGTCGCCGTTCCAGCGTCGAACTCTTGGAACTCGTCGGAGCGTCCCCGTCGTACCGTGACTTCGCGGACGTAGTCGGTGACGTCAACCCATGTCGGGCTTACGGTGTACGGAGCGGATACGAAACTAATCTCGACTTGGACGTTCGGGTAGGGCACTACTTACGTCTCCCGGCGCTGGCCTTCGGGCGCTTGACTTTGACCTTCACGCCGTCCGTCTTCGCTCCGTAAGTGTTCAGGACTTGCGTCACGGTCTTCGCGATATCGGTCGGCGATGAGACTCCGGCCTGGATGGTGATGTTGTACTGTCCGGCTCCCGTTCTTGTGACGGTGGAGTCAAGAGCTTCCGAGAAGCCTGGGATGGACATACCGGCGGCGCTACCTGTTGCGGCGATTCCTTCGAGGTCAGCGTTCAACGAGCTCACGCTCATCCCAGCGGCTCCCGATAGGAGGTCTTTCGCTACTTGTGCGCCGGCGACGGGGCCGAGGTCGAGAATCTGTCCGAGTCCAGCCTTTGAGAGTCCAGCCTTGGCGAGCTGGCCGATGTATGTGGCGAATGATTTAGCGGCGGCGATTTGCTCGGCGAAGATGGCCGAGTAGTTCTTCGGCTTGACATCCTGGGCGTCTTTGACGTTCTTCTCTGCTGTGGCGACGTTCTCGAGAGCTGTGGCGTAGGCCTTGGCGTCTCCGCTCGCTTGTGCCTGCTGAAGTACGGCGTAGGCGTCTCGGCGTTCTTTGAGCGCTTCGTTGACTCGTTGAGTCGCGTCGGCTTGTTGGTCGCTGGCTTGGCTGAAAGCGTTTCCGAGGTTGACTTGCGAGTTAATAGCTGTGGAGATTTCGGCGACATAGTCGCGGATGGCTTGCTTTGCGTCGGCCATTCTTTTCTTTATCTCTGCCCATCGTTGCGCTTCGGCGGTGGCGGCTTTTTCTTTTGCGGCGGTCTGTTTTGCTTCAGCGGTTGCGGCGTCTTCGTTGGATTTCCGAGCTCTATCTATCATGTTCTTCATGATGCCGGTCTCTTCGGTGACGCTTTCGGTAGCGGCGGCCTGCTCGCGTAGTGCTTTTGCGTTGCCGTACACCTTGGCAGTCATAGCGACAATGGCGGCCAGAGCGACCGCGGCCGTAGCAATGCCGATACCGGTGGAGATTTGGACGGCAAGGTTCGCCGATGCGAGACCGGTCTGAGCCAGCGCGTAGGCGGCGGATACTGCCGTAGCTGTAGCCATAACAGCCTTAACAGCGAAGAGCGCCACGGTGAGGCCACCGACAGCCACGGTGACAGCGGCAACTAGCGGAGCGTTCTTTGTTGCCCATGCGGCGAACTTTTGCATCTCAACGGCGCCGGCATCGAAAGCGGGAGCGAGAGCTTCGCCGACGAGGTCGGTCACTTCGCCGAGCGAGTTCTTCATCTTTGTCGTTGCTGTTGCTGTGGCGATTGCCGTACCTTGAACTTGCATCTCGACCGCGGAGAGAATCATGTCCTGAGCTTCGAGCATTCGGTTCGACTCAACAAGGACGCGAATCTTTTCGCGTTCCTGTTGCGAGAACGTGATACCGGAACGAGCTAGAGCTGTAACCCCCTTGATGGGGTCTTGTAAAGCCTTGCCGAGCTGGACGGCGTTCGTCGTAGCTTCGCCGAATCCAGCGGCGCCCATATCTATCGCGGCCTTTGTTGCCCTGTCGAAAGCCCCGCCAGCTTCGTCGGCTGTCTTCGCTATCTGAGAGAACGTGAGAAGCTTGGCCTGGGTCTCCTTGATGCTTTCAGCTGTGAGTCCTGTCTCGCGCTCCAGCTGGTCGCCTAAGTCGGTGAGACGTTTCACGACTTTCCCGGTCTCCATACCGAAGAGCCCCATACTCTTCGCAATTTGAGCGACGCGCTTGTTCGCTTGTTCCGCTCGTTGAAAGCCCGAGTAGATAGCGACGCCCATACCGCCAACAGCGGCGCCGGCGACAGCGAAAGCCGAAGCCGCTGAAGTCATCTTGGCTTTTGAATCCTTGGCGAATCTGTCGAGCTCTTTCTGGGCTTTAGTCAACGACGACCGAAGCGGCGCCGTATTTCCTGTAACCGGAATAGAGATAGATTTCGAGGCCATTGTTTTCGATTCTACTTGTTAGTCGTTGAGCGCTGTCCTACGCCGAGGTCATGCTTGACGATGAGCTGATTCATTCGATTCTCATACGCGCGAAGAACCTCGTCACGGCGACCGTCTAAAGCGTCGTAGATGAACGGCTGGGCTTTAATGCGTCGAGCTGGCCAGCCGAAGTGAATCGGCCCCGCATACGGAACAGATTGACCGCGGCCAATGCGGACGCGTCCCTGGCGCTTAGTTGGTGCCGAGACGATTGTCGCCGATAAAGCACCAGTACGAGACGGAGCCAACGGTTTCGCCGCTGTCGCCACAATTTCGCCGGCCTTCTGGTGGGTTTCTTTCATGTCGTCGCGTGAGTCTTTGGCGAGCTGGTTGAGGTCTCGCTGTAGTTCTTTGAGGCCGCCGATTTCTAGCTTTCCGCCAGTTTCTAGTCGGTAGCCATAGCTTCCAGTTGTTGCCATGCTTCCGCTCCTGTCGTTTTGGTGTTCGGCCATAATTCCCGAACCATTACGGCGAGAATCGTGGGCGGAGTTTTTAGCAATTCAAGAGGGCTGATGCCTGTCTTGACTGCCATGGCTCCTATCAGCCAGCTTGTGCTTCCTGGTCTAAAGGGTGGGCTTCCTCTGGCACTTCTACCTCGAAGCTTTCCATCGTTCGGAGCCAGGCCTTGAACTCGAGAGCTGTGCGGCCGTCGTCGTAGATGGAATGCCAAGCGGCGAAGTAAAGGTACGCGCTTCGAGGATGGGGTTCGCTGAATGCTTCTCCCCATGCTTTTCCGAAGTGTTCCTCGAAGGCGACCTCTGTTGAGGCGGTGATTGTTGTGCGGCTCTCGGAGCCGTCTTTGTGCGCGACGGTTAGCTTGAGAGACATGGTTCTAGCTCTTGACGAGCGTTCCCCCGGTGAACGTCACGGACTGAACGCTGAGCTCTCCGATGGAGCCAACGACGGGCGTCGAGGCCTGGAGGAACATATTCGAGCAAGTATAAGTATCACCCGTTGAGGTGTTCTTAATGACGAGGGTGTTAGTGCCTGAGCCGGTAGCTGAGAACAGAGTCGCGGCTGTTTTGGTGGCCGCTTCATCGTTCAACAATTCAAGGGTGACGCTGATGTTTTGGAGGCCGCCAATGAATCGGTGGCCTTGAGCTGATGCGCCGCCAGAGCCCATGGTCGTGACTTCAATGGAGTCGCGCTCATAGTTGACGGTCACGGCTCGCGTGAGGTCGCTAAGCACCACGGTATTCACGGTGACGGAGGCGTCGGTTAATACGAAGACGGCCATGGCCTACTCCTTCTCTTGTTTGTTGGTTGGGGTTTTGGTTGGGATTTCGATGACGCCATGCTCGACCAGCTGGTCGACTGTGCAAGATGCGGCGGCGATATCTTCGTCCGACACAAGCGTCCCTACAGCGCCGAGGGTGCTGTTGGTCGAGATGATTTTGTAACTAGCCATAGATGTCTACTCCGAATCTGTAGGAAAGCATTTCTACGCCGCTAACTGTAACAGTCCGCGGATTGGCCTCGGTGACTTGCAAGGTATCGCAAGCGCCGCCGAGTGTCTTGTCTGCTTCGATTGCGGCCTTGATGCTGGAAGCTCCAGAGCCGGCGAGGTAGGCGTCTAGTCGGTCGGAGGCTGAGCGTTCGCTCATTCTTCCGACGATGACGAGAACGTAGGCGCGATACATATCTAGGCCTCGTTGCATCGCTAAGTCGAAAGTGACCTCTACGGGTTCAACTACGGCGGCGGGTGGGCTGAGTGAGTCGGGGACGTTGTCGAATGTTCGGAGTCCGGCGATTGTGTCGAGCGCTGTGGATAGTCCAGCGCGTACAGCTGTCGGATTCATGCGAAGAACTCGCGGCGGTATGCGCGAACCATTGACGTGATATCTCGGCCGAGTGGGCTCATGCGTATCGCTCCGAGCTCGGAAAGTCCGAGGACTCCGCCGATGGAATCCTTTCGCTTGTAGAGGTCAGCGCTGAGGATGTAGGTGGCTTGTTCGATGTCGTCGGGGACTGATGGCCAGCCCCAGCGGGCGGTCACTTCTACTTGTGGCCAGTAGTTGACGGGGAGCGACATGGCTGTCCCGCCGACGATGGTGAGGTAGTTGATGGGTCGACCTTTTGCGAGCGCGTTGGTTGGCTCGACGATGTAGTCCTGGTTCAGCGTGAAAGTTGTTTGGTAGACGCCGGACGAGTTGGGGTCAGTTTTGAGGATGAGGCCGCTCGTCGTTCCGACGTCGTCGATGATGACGCGCATATTTCCGACGGGCCTGTAGGTGCGAGCTGTTGCTGTTCCGTCAAGGTAAAAACGGCGGTTAGCGATTCGGTCAATGGAGCGGGACGCGCTTTCGATTATCTGCTCGAGAAGTGTGTCCTCGACTGAGTCGTCGATTTTGAGGTAGTTCTTCAGCCCAGCGAGAGTGATGTATCCATTGACGACGGCCACTATCTCGCTCTTTTCTTTGTTGGTGGTGTCTTTGTTGCTGGCGCTGGTTCGGGAGCCTCTACGGGCTTCCTAGTGCGCTTAGCGGGGGTCGTGGGGGTGCCGTCCGGCTCGGATTGCACAACCTCGGAAGGCGTGGCACCTGCCGAGAAGCCGAGCCGGGCGAGCTCTTCCTTGACAGCCTGGGCGCGTTGCTTCAGGCCTCGGCGGACGTATCCGTCGAGCTCTCGCCGTAGTGCTTCGATGAGTGCGTCGTTAGTCATGGTGAGACTCCGAGCTCGGGGACTGTGCGCGTCCCCGAGCTGGATGGGGGTCTACTAGGCCCAGTTAGCCGTAATGAGGCCGGTGCCGGTGATTGCCGAGAATGCTGTCGGGTACTTGCCGGCTGTGTATGCCGAGAAGCCGAAGACAACGGTACGGATGGCGATGTTGCCGTCTGGCTGTTCGAAACGAACGTACAGAGGTGAGCCGCCATTGTCTTCCCAGATGTAGCTTTCGCGGAAGTCGCCGACAAGAACAGCTGTCTCGTTGGTTCCGGTGCCCAGGTTCGTCGGCATATTTGCGTCAGCGATGACGGGAAGGCCGAGAATCTGGAGGCCGCCCATGTCGTACGCGGGACGGTCGAAGGTGCCCGGTGCGTTGAATGGGTTTCCAGCTGTTGCGTTGAAGAGCGGGCGGTTGGTTGAATCCAACGCGCGAAGCCAGCAACCAATAAGCGACGGGTGGGCGACGATGTGAGTCGCTCCGCCGTAGAAATTGGAGCTGATGTCCTGAATCGCGGCGACAAGCTTGGGGAAGAACTCCGCCCAGGTTGGTGACGCGTCGGTGTATGTCGTCGCGTTGATGCCTGAGGTGTTCAAGATGCCGCGGTGTTCGCCAGATGAGCCCGAGCCGTTGATTGCCAACGCGTCAACCTTTGTCTGGTACGAACGAATCGCATCGCCGAGGAGCTGAGTCTCGACGCCAGTACCGCGAAGGACGGCCTGCTTCGAGAGGTCAAACATTGACGCGACGGTGTTGATGTTCACGGTCAAGAGCGTGTCGTCTGGGCTCGACTCTGTTGGAGCTGAGTTCTCGGATGCCTGAACGTAGGAGGTGATTCCTGTCGTGAGGCGGCCGATGTTGACGGTCATACCTTGCGCGGGGAGCGCTGAGTTGGTGGAGATGTCCAAGACTGGACGACCAGCGCGACGAAGTGGCGCGAAGTCGTTGACGAGGTACTGAGGAACGACGAGGCCGGCGAAGTTGCTGGTACCTGAGTCGCGCTTCTCCATGCTTTCGCGCTGGTAGCGAGCGATTCGTTCGCGAGCTTCGTAGCTTCCGCCGAACTCTGCCGCGATTGCGTCAGCGAGAAAGTCGTTCTGGCCGCGCTCGTGATATGTCGCTTCTTCCGAGATGACGCGAGCGGGAGCCGCTGAGCGTGTCTCGACAGTTGAGCCGTCTACGGATGCGGCGAGTTCCGCGGCCTTGGCCTTGCGGACTTCGATGTCGGTGATTTGTTCGATGCGCTCGTCGAGCTTGTCGATTTCAAGCTTGAGGGCTTGGATGTTGGCGAGCTCGATGTCGGTCACGTCACGGCTTTCGTCGGCGGCGCGGTTGAGCGTTGCGTCGATGAGGCCGGTCTTTGAGTCACGAGTCTCGTGGAGGTTGTTGAGGAATGCGTTCACGGTGGTCTCCCGGTGGTAGTCGCTGATTGGGTAACGGGGTGCCATCCGCTTCCCGGAGAGGGTGCCGCTGTGCGGGGTGCTTCTCTCGGGCCGGTGGGGTGCCGACTAGATACGGATTCTAGTCAACGGGTGCGAAGCTTGGCGAGTATTGCTTCGGCGATTGTTTTGTTCGGCGTCGCTTTAGGTTCGCCGGCTCTTTCGTTTTGAAGGCTGAGGTCGTCGTCTTCGATGTCATCTTCTTCGATGTCGTCGTTGTCTTCTTCGGATGCGTACAGCGCGGCCAGCTGGCGCTCCGCTTGTGCGCGGCTTCGGTGGCAACCTTCAAGCTCGCCGTCTTCGTCTTTGACTACAGCGAAGCCGAGACAGTTTTGATTTCCCTCTTCAATGTGCCAAGGCATGAGCTAGTCCTCTGGCGTGGAGAAGATTCGGATGGTCTCGGTACCGCTGGCGACAATGGCCCAGAGGTCTTGACCTGGCCCGAGTGTTCCCTGGATTGGTGCGGCGTGTTTTGCTACGGGGAAGCCGTTGGCGACGGTGACGGTCGAGTCTCCGACATAGACAACGGTGTTCCCGTCGATTTGGAGCCAGATGGGTCGGTGTGTCGGGTCGGTTGCGACGATTTGCGTGGCGGTTGTCGTAACTGTTTTGACGCGTTGCGGGGATGGCATGAGTTACTTCTTGAGATTCTTTAGTAGTTCCTCAACAGCGTCGAGGTTCGGGGTCGGCGATGTTTCGCGGACGGCGGCGATTTGGGCGTTTTGGCCGTAAGCCCCGAACGTCACGAGCGACACTTCGGCGAGGTGCGCGGCGATTCGTTCGATGACTCCGTCTTTCCGTCGGTTGTCCTTCAAGGCTTGGAATCCAATGGAGAACTCCGACAGAGCCCCGTCGCGGACGAGCTCCAGGATGTCGTCGGAGCGGGAACCCTTGGACACTCGGAACTCTCCCCAGAGTCCGCCAGCTTCTTCGCGGAGAAGTGTGGCGCGTCCGATGGGTAGAGCTCTGGAGTCGTGGGAGACGAGGAGCTTGACGCGGTGCGCGTTCGGGATTACTCGCGAGAACGCTCCACGGCGGAAGACTTCGGTGAGGGTGGAGCTGATGCGTTGCTCGACGTCGTAGGGGACAACTATTCCGCATATTGTCCGGCCGTCGCCGTCTCCGCGGACTTCGAGGTCGGTCTCGAATGCTCTGGTCTCGATTGTCATACGGGGATTTCCTCCGGCTGTGTTTCGGTTGGTGTTCCGATTGGGGGCAAGTCTTCGAGTTCTCGAATCTCGTCGACTGTTAGGAAGCCAGCGTCGAGCGCCAGCTTGTGAGCCTGGTATCGGGTGTAGGTGTCAGCTCTGAGAAGGCTGTCGTAGTTAAACTTTGCGACTTGTCCGCGTGGGAGGTAGTCGGTGAATGCGGCCTCGATGCGGTGAGTGAGCGGGGCGATGGATGTACGGAGGAACTCGAGACCTTGCGCTTCGATGTTGCTATAGGTGCGGGAAGTGTTCGGGGCTCCGATGAAGTTGCCGGGGACGCCGACAATGTTGGCCGCGTCTGAGACGGCCTGGTTGCGAGCTTCGACAAGCTGGCTGTCGTTGGCGTTGGCGCTCAATGGTTCGACGTCGGTGGTGGCGTTAAGGACGGCGGGGATGCGGGACTTACCGCCGTAGGACTCCATCCAGCGAAGCTTCAAGAGGTTCGCTTCTTCTTCGGTGAGGTCAGGGTTCGAGCTCTTGATTTTGTAGCTTGGCATCGCTCCGCCGTCGAAGTAGCGGGCGGCGTATTCCATGACGGCAACAGCCGCGCCGATTCCTTGGCGTTGTGCGGCGATGATTCCGATTCCAGCGATGTCACCCGGAAGGCTGAAGCCTTTGACGTGGAATATCTGGGAGCTGTCGAAGTCGCGGTCGTCGATGCGGAAGACTTTTCTCCCGTCGACTTTCATGATGGTTACGCGCTCGGGAGCGACGGGGTAGATACTTTCGGGGTATCCGGAGAGTCCAGGCTCGCCAAGGATGGCGACGTAGTTCCCGTGAAGGATGAGCGCCGCGGTCATGGCGGAGATGGTTTCGATACGCGTCTCGAGTGGGTTCGGCCGTTCGAGGAGGCGCGGGGTCGGCTCGAGTTTTTGGTCGTTGCGATAGGCGTGAAGCGGGAGGATGCCAACGGTGTCGGCAATCATGGTCGTCGCTCTCCATATTGCCGGTACCGACAGAGTTGTCTCTGTGTCAATGGGGACGCCGGCGTAGTTGTCAATTACTGAGCGAGAGATTCGGCCCGAGCTGTCGACATAAGCCCCGCGGACTTCGTTCGATTTTTGGAGGAGGCGGTTCAGCATTGTCTAGCTTCTTTCGGCGGCAATACCGAAAGCGACTAACGCGACGCCGGCGAATGCCAGGCCGAGAGGTATCGCTATCAGTAGAAGGCTCATTGTCACGATTGTAGTACCGATGGCTTGGATGATTGTGGGTAGGTGTTTTTTCATTAGAAGATACGGCTCCTTGTTGTTTCGGGTGGTCGGCGATTCGTTGCGTGATGGTAGGCGATGGTTGCGGAGAAGAGTGGCGTGAGGTCGGCGGTCTCAACGGTGCGCGACCATAGCCATCCGCTCGCCATTTGTTTCCGCTTGGCGGATTCGATAGCGGACTCGAGAGACGCATGGGGGCGGATGCGAATGGCATCGTCAAGGACGGCGTCGTAGAACAGCCCACAAGCGGCCGTCATGTCTCGGATGGTGTAGCGGGTCACGGGTATCCCGCCACCCTCGAGACGGTCGACGAGCGAGTTCGCTGGAGAGTATCCGTCGACGACGAGCGTCCCCTTGTGCTTTCGCCACAAGTCGAGAGCTCTGTCAACAACCCAGCCGACTCCTTCGCGGTGCTCAATGAGCTCCACGCGTCCGGTCTCATCGGCGACCGAAATGGCTGAATAGCTTCTATCCATTGCGACGTCAATACCGAACGAAAGGCGGCCAGACGGAGCGGTCTCGGCGTCCATGACTCGAGCGACATACTTCGCCGGGATAGCGGCCTCGTCGAGGACAGTCCATTGACACAGATACGCGCGACGAAACTCACCCTCTGTCATCGTCCCTCGAGCGTGAGCGATAACCCTCTCGTCGATGGTCAACCCCATCGCGGGAATCGTCCGCCACCACGTCGCCGGGTCGTCAATGTCATCGTCTTCGCCGGCGCTGTATTCGAAGTAGGCGACTCCTTCGTCAATGCCAGCCTCAACCATCGCGCGGCCTTGTTCGACCTTGCGCTTCAAGTAGAGCGAGCTCTGTGTCCCCGCCGTTGAAATGACGAACAGCTGGGCGTCTCGTTTCGTTGCCATCGCCGGCAGTAGGGCACCTTCTCGCCGGTCGTCTTCATCGGAGAAGGCTTCGTCGATGATGCCGAGGTTGATGACTCGGCCGTGGCCAGCTGTGGGCGTGGATGGCATGACGTCGATTCGGCTCGAGTTCTTGAAGTGAATCGACTCCATGCCGGCGCCGCGATATACGCGCTTGATGGTGCTCGCCAGCTGGCTCACCTCGAGAAGAGGAACCTGGTCGTCGATGAGTTTCCTTCGAGCGTCCCAGCCAGTTTGAGCGGTGTATCCGATGACTTGAGGCGTACCCCATAGGAGAGCCCGGTGGAGTTCCATGGCCAGCATCAGCGACGTCTTGCCGCATTGACGCGGGACGAGGACATTGAGCTCTCGGAACGCTGGCGTCCCGTCTGGCATTACCTCAAGCGCAACGTCCGCTATCTGTTGTTGCCACGGCATGAGAGGCGTACCGAGACGCTTCGCAATAGCGGCGACTTCATGCCCGCGCGTCTTTCGCTTTTTGTTTCGAGGTGTTGCCCACCTCGGACGCGATGCTGGCGATGAGTTGGTCGAACGGGTCGGCATGATTCTCGGATTCTTCTCGTAGAGCTTTTTCGGCGGCGCGGTATTCGCGCCAGATTGTCGGATTGTCTGGTTGAGCGTCAACAGCTGAGGCAAGGCCTCGAGCTATTTGAACTCGAGCGTCGGCGACGTCGTCCAACCGGCCAGCTAAGCGAAGCGCTTCGATTGTCTTCTCGAGCGCTTCTCTCTGTGGGCCGTCGAAAGACTTGGCACGATTCGGCGGTTTTTTAGTGGAGGTCGCTGGTTTTTTTGTTGTTTTGTTGGAATTGGATGAGTTTTGAGTCATTTTTGCCCGATTCGGCTCGGGTTCGTGGAACCGTTGAGAATATAAATCCACGGTCTTCGTCGGGGTGGCCGTGATATCGCCAGGGGAAAAACGGGGTGGGGTTTCCTCACCATGCCCGGCTCGAGGTCGTCTTGTGCTTCATGTTGCGCCCATTGTTGCATCGTGAGCAGGCCGCGCGGAGGTTGTCGAGCTCGTACCACTCGCCACCCATTGAGACCGGCAGAATATGGTCGACCTCGACGGCGACCTGAGTACAGCCCGCCGCGCGTATCTGGCACCTGTTGTCATCGCGTAGCAGTACCTCAGCGCGTACCTTCTTCCAAGGCCCGGAGTATTGCGGTTTCCTAGCCATGGCTCCCGCTTCGTGTGCTCCAATGTCCAGCTCCTCGTCCGTTATCCCAGAGGAACGCCGCGACTCGGAGGTGACAGTCTGGACGGGTGAGCGCTTTGATGTGACTCTCTCCAGCCTTGAGTCGACAGATGCGTCTCGTTACTGTGCGCCAGCTCCCTTGAATCTGAAGCAGGGAGACGTCGGGGTAGCCGGTGCTCTTGCGGACGGCGCTGATGCTTTTGAACGAGCACCTCGACTCGCGCCAAGCAATCGGGCCGAAGATGGTCGGAGGCAGGCCGTACTTCTTCAAGATGGCGTGGTGCTGTGGGCAGTCCTTGACGGGTTCGGCTTGAGCTGTTGATGTCACGCTTATCGTCCCGAGTAGACCGAAGAGTAGGCACAGCGCCAGACGATAGCCATAGTTCCGGTGTCGGTTGCCCGTCGATGTGGCGTCTCGATGACGTGGCCGAGTGTCTGAAGTTCCTGGCGTCTCTTGGCGGCGCTTGAGCGGAGTATCCCGGTCGCTGTTGCCAGCTCGTAATCCGTGGCAGTTCCTAAGCGTTGAAGTGCTTCCCATACGCGTCTCCTTTGTGATGGGCCCCGGTGCTGTGCATTCTCGGCGGCTGTCTTGGCGGTATCTGGGTCGTTGGTTCTAGCGAGCCTAGTGGCGGGGATGGTGGCAGTCATGGGCTTCGGTGTGGATATCCAGCTCACCATCGGGCCGAAGTCGTCAACGATGCGGACGTATGTCTTCCCGATGGGGACGCCGTCGAAGAGTGTGGGCTGGCTCATCGTGTGCTTCCGTTCGGCTGGTAGTAGGCCTTTAGAGCGAGGCGGATGTTGGCGTAGGCATCGCCGAAGATTCCCTCGGCATTGTCAACGGTGAGAAGCTTCGAGACGTGGATGGCGTCGACTAGGTACTGTGCGGCGCGTTGGATGTCTTGGAGCTGTTCGAGCCGGCGAGTGAGCTGGTCGATGTTGGTTTCTAGGCCGGCGATGGTGTCCTCAATGAGTTCCATCGCTCGGGTTGTTTCGTTGTTAGTCATTGTCTTCTTCTTTCGTGTTGTATTCGGTGAATCCTTGCCGGCGTAGGTCGGCTTCGAGTTGGCGGATGTATTCGAGCGCGGTGAGTGCTGTGTCTCGGACTCGTTGATATTCGTGGGGGTGGACGTGGCTGTTGCCGGCGAAGTGTGTGAGTGCTGTCTTGAGTTCGTTCCTGTTGATTCTCATATTGTTCCTTGTCCGTCGCATTGTGAGCAGACGACGAAGCCGGTCTCTGTCCAGATGTGGCTCAGGCCTTCGGTGCCGTCGTCGTACCCTGAGCGGTATTTGCCGAGACAATGAGAGCAGGCTTTCGCTCTTGATGATTTCGCTATTTGGCTCTGTTTCATATTGGCTTTCCTTTGTGCGTCACCGGTGGGGGTACCCCTCTCCTCATGAGTGGGGGTACCCCTTCGCATGGGTGAGGACATGACGAGGGTGTAGATGTTGCTTGTGGGGTCTCCGTTCGGGCCTTGACGGTTCTCGACTGTGAGAGCCCCCAGCTCTACGAGCTCGTCCTTCGCTCTGTCAATGGTGGCGACGGAGACATCCATGAGCTCGGCGAGTGTTTTCCTAGATGGCCAGGCTTGGCCGCGCTTGTTGGCGTACCGATTAAGCACAGCGAAGAGCCTCACGGCGTTCGGTGAGACACTCGAGAAGAGGACGTACTCGGGAACGATTGCGAAGTAGTCGCTAGAACTAATTTCCCCCACGGCGTTCCTCCTTTGTGAACTCCTCGAGAGCGTCACGAACAAGCGACGAGACGCTGATGTTCTTTCCGTCTTTGAGCTGTTGCGCTCCGGCCATGCGGAGGAGCTTGTTGTAGAGCTCTCTTTCGACTCGGCAAGTGAGGACAAGCTGGTCGGCTTTCATTTCATTCATTGGGGGCTTCCTGGGGTTGATAGAAGTGTTCACAGCCGGCGAGGACTGTGGGGCGGAATACGAGTCCGGTGTCGCATTCTTCAATGATGATGGTGACGGGTTCTCCACAGATTGCACAGCAGACGGTCGCTAACTCTGGATAACTCAACGGAGAACTCGCTTCATTTCTTCGACGTCGTTCGGGCGCCAGACGTACACTTCGGCGGATGTTTTGCGAAGCTGGTCGAGCCAGTCGTGTTGAGCTGTTGAGATTCGTCCGCGTTCGTTTTTGATTTCGGCGAAGACAAGACGGCCGTCTCGGACGGCGACGTAGTCGGGGAACCCCCGAGCGCCGCGGAACGCTGTGGCCCATGTTCCGGACTGTCGAACAGCTGGCTCGTCGTGTTTCCATGTCCAGCCGAAGAGGTCGAGCAGATGCTCGACGATGGTCGCTAGGTCACGCTCCAGCATCGTCACCCCATTCTCCTCCGTAGATGCGGACGTGGCGCTGGCGCATATAGGCGGAGCGGCTGGCTTCACGGTCAGCTCGTTCTTCGTCGAGACGTCCGAGGAGGTCTCTGAGGCGGGCGGTGCCGTATCCCCAAGCGAACGAGATGACAATGAGCGCGAGGATGATGACGTCGCTCATCGAAGCCCCCACAGAATTGCCAGGATTGCGATGGCATTGAGAATGATTCCGACATTCTGGAATGTGTCCGTCATTTTGTCGCTCCTTCGTCTTTTGCTAGTTCGGTGATGATGACCTGGTTGATGATGTTGTGCCATCCGCGAGGCTCTAACCATTCGACGCGAATCTGTTCCATGACGTCGGAGAGCTCTCCCTTCGTGACGAGCGAATAGGTCGCTCCTTCGGTTTTGCATTCGACTCGAAAGATTCTCATGAGTTGGCCTCGAGTTCTGCCTGAAGCTTCTCGATGAGCTTTCCAGCTTCAACCTTGGAGAGCGTTCCCTTCGCCGGCGGGAGCTTGTCGAGCTTCTTTGAGATGGCGTACAGCGCTCGCTCTTGTGGCTCGGTAGCTGGAG